AGCACCTTATGAGCCTATTGACTTAGAGACTTATGAGAAGTTGAAGGAAGAGTTTCCAGAGACTATTGAGTGGAACATCTCTGAAAACTCTGACATGACTGAAGGGTCACAGACGTTAGCCTGTACGGGTAACAACTGCGAGATTTAGTTTATGGGGCTTCGGCCCCTTCTTTATTAGTTTCAGCCAACATCTGTGCTAGCATAACCTTATCAGCACGTAGGGTTGCCATAGTATCTGCAGTTACGTTAGTACCTTGTATCATACGGTCAGTGGCTTTAATTAAGTCTCTTATAATAGCCTCTCGCCTTCTTTTACGGCCTAAACGAGCTATACCGACTAATCCAGTGCCTGCTCCAATAGCCGCCGCAACTGCAGGCATGCCTCCTAAGGCAGCAGAACCAGCAGCAGCAGTAGCACCTAGAGCCAATGGTGTAGTAGGAAAACGAAGACCAGAAAAGTCTTCGACGCCTTTCACCGTTCTTCCCAACATGGTCTGGTTTATGGCCTTACCTGCTTTAACATCTAATAGGTTCTTAGCCCTAAATAACATAGACATACCGTTAATTAAACGATAGGCTTCGTCATCAGGCATTAACTTAAGGAATGCTTGGTTCAGTTCGTCTCTTACGTACTTACCTGCTACTTCTTTTGCGCTTGCCAAGTCAGGATTCTCAAGACCTGCTGAAGGTTTTTTGCGGAAGATCTGCTTGTCCAACTGTCGGCGTACCTCAAGAATATCTCTGGCAGTGATCTTGCCACCTTTGGACGCTTTGTCGCTAAGTCTCTTAATAGACGTGTCGATCAGCAAGTCTACCTTTTTCTGTGCGTCAGGCATCAACTCAACGTAGTCATCAAGATCATGGAAGCCTGTCTTAAGTTCTTCCAGAGTGCTAGATAGGTCGGCTACGTCGGTCTTAGGGTTCTTAGACCGCTTGATGTACGACTGTAGATCTGCCTCATGCTTTGCTAGTTGACCGTCTACAACCTTAGCGTTTACAGCAGGGTTTCGGTCACCCTTGTACTCAGGTAGTTTTGCCAAGTAGTCAATCACGTTATCTTCAGAAGGTGAAGGCACGTACACGTTACGGTTCATCATTCCAGTGGGCTCTACAGTTCCCGGAGCTTTGACGTAGTCTTCAGGTAGCAAACTATCTGCTACTGCCTTACGTTCTTCCTCTAGGACAGCCCGTGTTGCTCTTTCTGAGGCCGTACGTACTGAAGCACTGGGTCTTGGGATAGACGGGAGTGCTATCTTCGGCCCAACACCAGCAATGTTAAGAAGAGCTTCAGCAGTAGTAGCCTCCTCTGGGTATGCCTGTGCTAACTCACCGACCTTCTCCATTCCACGCTGAAGCATAGAACCTTCGTACGCCTCTGAGACACCACGTTGAACAGCTTCAGGAGTGTACCTACGGTAGGCTTCTCCTGCTACTTCTCCTAACGTCTCTCCAGCAGCCCCAACACCAGCGGCAAGCGTAGTGCCTACCCTGAACTTACCGGGCAGTCTTTCAACATCCCCAGCAAGAGTACTTCTGTAACGCTCACGGGTCTCCGCAAATCGCTCTGGTGTTTCTGCAATCATTTCTCGCATACTCTCAGGTTCACGAGGGCGTGGAGGGGTTACAGTAAATGTTTCTCCCTCAACAATACCAATAACTTCTCCTGTCTCTTTGTTAGTGGCAGTCTTGAGCGGCAACCATTGTTCACCGTCCCAGTATATTTTCTGTCCTGTCTGTGGATTAGTCGCTGTCTTCATGTCTTAGTCCAATTCAAAACCTTCGGGAAGTTCTGCTTCTGGTGCTTCTGGCTCCTCTGGCATGGTTATGCTTGGGAAGCTAGTCATATTTTGTTCGCCTACACGTTTTGCAGTAGCAGTTCTAACCTTGTTAAAGTTATTCACAGTCTCAACCATAGAACGTCTGCGGATCTTCAACAAGTTAAACAGGGCTTCCTGCTGTGTGGTAATGTCAGCAGCAGCAATTAACTTAGCGTACTCTCTATCCGCATCTGACAAGCCCGTGCCTGAACCAAAGTCTTTAATCTGGTCAGCAACAATCTTACCTGCTTCAGACACAAACTCCTGAGCATTTGTAACATTAGGGTCATAAGGCAAACCAATAAGCTCACCAAAGCGTCTAAGGTTTAACTCTGTCTCAGCCAAAAGGCCCGTAGGCATACCGCCTTCTAAACGTGCAGTCTGTCTGTCGATCAACTCAATCATGTCACGAGCATCTTGAGCCTTGGTGTTAAACTCAACAAAACTCTTGACATTGGCTTCTGCCATTGCTCTTGCACCTACTTCTTGACCTTTGTCAACAACTTCTTGAACCTGTGGAGCCTTACGAACCAACCCTAGCTCACTGGCCTTGACATATGTGTTAGTCTGGTCATTGTAGACTAAACCAAAGTCGTTGACGTTGACGGCCTGAATTTTACCCTCTGAGTCCTGCCAAGCCTCTAGCTTACCAGTCCGTCCCTTTAACAGGTCGTCTGCTTCTTCAGCCGAAAGAGTACCCATAGCAGTAATCTGAGGAGCAGTAAACCCAGCCATTCTTAATCTTGCTTTGATAACTTGAGGATTGTCTAAAGGTAGTTGCTCAATCTGAAACTCTCGTACGTCCTTGCTGATAGCACGTAGTTCGTCCATGTCCGTAGTAGACCGTGCAGTCGCTGCTTGGTCCGTAAGGCCTGCTGCTTCTGCTGCTACTGCTACTTGCTCTTGAAAAGCGCTTAGTTGGGTTTGTGCTGCGGCCTGCGCTTGTAGTTTACGTGCCGCTTCTTCGTACTTTACAGCATTAGGAATGTCACCCTGCTGTCGGTAAAACTGAGCTAACTGAAGCAACCCTTCGGGCGAGCTAGTGTCAATTTGAGACAGTTGTTGTTTTTCTTGTTGCTGCTGTTGCTGCAAAGCCCTCATCTGAGGAGCTTGACCAATACCACGCGCAGCAGTAAACAAACCCTCTTGATAAGAAGGTTGTAGCATGCTCTGTAAAAATGCTTGTGAAAACTTAGCCATGATTAACCTCGTTAGTCAATTATTCCAATAGCACGGCCAATTGAGCCAAGACCGCTGCTGATACCATCAAACAAACCGCCTAGATCACCAAAACCACCCGGATCAATAACAGTACCAGACTTAGTAACCTGCGGTGTTAACAAACCAGCAAGTACGTTAGACCCTATACCGCCTAGAAGGTTAGCACGTGCTTGCTCTGCCAACAGTCTAGACTCCAAACCAGACATTGCAGTTTCACCAAAGAGTCCTGTACCGTACAACTGAGCCTGTTGCTGTAGCTCTGCCATGCGCTGTGCTGGCTGTGTGGCTGCCAACAACTGTGCCTGCGGTATATAACCAGCACCAAGGAATTGCTGTCCTAGTCCTGCTTGTTGCATTTGCTCTGCCTGAGCCTGTTGCATAGCGCCTAGCATAGATCGTGTACGTGCTTCTTCTTGAGCAGTCGCCATTGCTAGTTGCTCAGGAGTAGCACCACCGTATGCTGCTGAGGACGTACCTAACCGGCCCTGTGCAGCTAGACGTTCTTCTAACGCAAGACGTTGACGCTCCTCTTCAGGACGCTGCGCTGCTCGCATACGCTCAAAGATAGCTTGCTCACGATCTACAGTAGGTTGTACTGCCTGACCAAAGAACTGACCTGCACCGCCTAGTAGCTGTTGTTGCAATGCTTGTTCTTCAGGAGCTAAACCCATTGTTGTTTCAACAGCGCCTGTTGGTGTAACACGAGTACCTAGTTGACCCCCTGTAGCAGTAGTAACAGTAAACGGTCTAAACTGTGACTCTGCTTGACCACGCTCAGCTAACGCTAAAGCCTCACGTTGAGCCTCACGACCTACATCACTAAGACGGTTGTAGGCTTCGCCTGTCAGTAACGTACCAGCAATGCCCGGCAGAGCAGGAGAGATGGCTGAACCTATATCTTTAATTCCACCAAAAAGATCGCTAAAGAAACCTCCACCGGCAGTGGCTGTTGAAGTATCTACACCTAACCCTTGCAATGTTGAACCAATTGTTGCAACATCCTGCATAGGATTAAATGTGCCGTAGTTAGTAATTGATGGATCCATAAGAGCCATTAGTACGTACCTCCGTCAATTGTTCCTGTAGACAACGTACCCGTAAAAGTCAATGCAGGAATTGTCACTGTGCCTGTAAACGTAGGGGAAGCAATGTCCGCCTTCGTAGCGATAGCTGTAGATATGGCGTCAAACTCTGTTTCAAACTCAGCGCCCTTAATGATTTTACCGCTGTCTCCGGAAGGTAGACTGTCTTTAGCGGCAAAGTCAGTGGTCTTTGTATAGTTACTCATAGTACTTTACCCATTAGTGCTAATACGTTAATCTCTTGGAGAGACAAACCTGAACCGTCTATGTCTGCTTCCAACCCAATTGTTATAACTCCACCGCCTCCGGTAGTGTTTATGCCACGGCGTGACGTAAGATCACCACCTGTAAATTCTGCTGTACTGTTGTACTCACTCTCATTAAAGTAACCTGTAACTTGATTACCTACAGTAAACTCTGCCGTCTGAAAGAACGTACCAAAGTCGTAAGCCCACTTAAGAAACATAATAGCACTGTTAGCACCAACAATAGTAGGACGTAGCTTCTTAAGTATCTTGAGTCTTGATGGGTCACCAAAGGTCAGACCGGGGCTGTAGTACTTGAAACGATATTTACTACCGTTGTCTCTGTAGCCGCTGTACTCACCTATACCTTCACCGTTACCAATCAACAATGTGCCGTCATCTTTTCTACCATAAGCAGTAAAGCCTGTACCGGGCCAACGTGTTACACGGTATGCACCGTTTTCTAGTGTTCCTCGAACGTCGAAGCAAAAGGTCGTGTCTTGAGCAGTAAAAGTTAACAAGTAAAAACCTTCTTCTGGGCTGTACACAGAGCGATAAAACTCAGTTTCGTTCTGCAGCAGACCAATAATGTCTTTAGAAATAGTGCTTGACAAACTTGTAATAGGCATTGACTTTTCTTGGATTGTCCTACCAAAGCTTTTGAGTCCAGTGTGTGACAAGAACAACACGTCTGTACCAGTGTACTGCACTGTGTCACGAGCAACACAACCAACGCCTGCTACGGTGTCTGCAAGTGACATTGTTGCTGGAGCTTCAGCGCCTTGGTATACAACAATGCTATGCTTACCAAAGATAATCAACAGTCCGTTATGTGCAGCCAGCGCAACAATCTCGTCATACCCATCAGGCCACACCTTAGACAAATTAATAGAGCCGCTAGTACCACCAGACCAGTCATGTCCAATTAACAAGTCAGACCAATAAACAGTAGACTTGTCGTTGTTTACGTCTGCTGTCCAGAGGCGTCCATAAGCCGCTAACACCTCGTTACCGTACATAGCACTAGTAACACCTGCTGCGCCAGAAACACTGCTCAGGGTCACTACAGAGCCTCCTACAGCGTCATAGACTAACGGCTCATTACTGCGCTGAAAGAAGTAAATCTTGTCGTTGAAGTTTACCATCTTCCAGTTGTCTTGAGTAATCGTAACTGATACAGGTGTTTCATCAACAAGTGTTGTAGTACCGCTAAGTATCTTGTTGTTACCTACAGAAAATACTTTGGTGTTGCCAGCGTTGTCTTCAAACTCTTTAATTGCTCTGATCTTTGCAGAGCCTAGTTCAGTCTTGTCTGTTGTGATAACACTGTAACCCTTACGTGACGCAATACGACCACGCTTGTCAATCACTGCGTTGTCAGCAATGTCAGCAAACGAAGGGTCTTGTGCCAAAGGAGAATCTTCTGTATTGATTCCTTTGAAGGCTGGTGCAACAAGATTAATACTTTGTAATTGTTGAGCCATAGCTACCTCACGGCGTGTAGAAGACTACTTCTTCTGGATGCTTCTGAGCGTCTAGTGCAATAGCATCAGACAAATACTGGTTAGCAATGTTGAAGTATTCAGGAGCAGACGTGCCACCTGTCTCACCACGCTCACGAGCCAACAAAGCAATAGCTAAGTGAATGATAGGCATAGTAGGTACTAACGTCTCATCACTGTCAGCAGATAAATCTACATCACGTTTGACACAGTTAAACCTAATTGTGTAAGCTTTATCAGGCGTTGGGTAAATATCAATTTGCGTATCGCCGTTATTGTCAACGCCATTATACGTGTAGTACGTTGGAGCGCCTGTACGTGGTTGCGAGATTAAATAAGCCTCGTCAAAAAACGTAGCTGTCTTATACTCCATAAATAAATTAGCAGTGTCGTTAAGTACATTAAGTGCTTTGATTCTGTTTTGGCTACCTGTAAGTACATAGTTAAAAATATCTTGAGTGGTTGTAATTGTTAACGTAGTCCGAAGTGCTGACCAATCCCAAGAATCTTCTACAATGCGCTTTGCATCATTAACAAAGTCACCTACCATCTTTGCATAGGTACTGCCTTGTACAGATGACACTTCTTCTTCACGAAGACGGCGCAGTACGTTGTTAACTAAGTTAAGGTATGTCATACGAGCATTCCTGTTTGTCTACCTAAAAATTTATTAAGTTCGCCTAAAGCGTCTGTTTGTTTTTGTGGAGCAAGTGCTATAGGTGTTAGCATTTGAAACGGGCTAAGACCTTTAAGGAACGGATCAAACGGTATAGGATCTGGCTTAGCAAGTTCAGCAGCAAGCTGTTGTTGTTGCTGTCCTAGCCCTAACAAACCCACACCTAAACCAGCTCCTAATCCTGCAACACCTTGACCAAGACCAGCAAGACCTTCACCAAGACCTGCTACTTGTTCACCTAAACCAGAAACTTGTTGTTGTACTACGTCAAACTGCTCACCAAACTGCGACTGTAAACCGCCCTCAACTTCAGCAAGTTGTTGTAATACACCTGCTTCCACGCCTGTAATTTGTGACAACAAACTAGCTTCAGTATCTGATAAGCTTGTAGCAAATCCTTGCTCTGCTTCTTCAAGACGTTCTGTTAAGGTCTCTTCTGTTTGCTGTGAAGTTTCCTCAATAAGCTCTCGCATTGCTGCTTCTTGAGTTAACATACCCTCTTGAAGAGCGTTTAAGTTAACACCAACACGTAAACTCAACTCATCAATACTAAGACCAAGCTGGTCATAACGCTGTCTACTTGCTTCGTCCAGCTCTTCAATGCGACCACCAGCACGTATAACATCCTCAGCAACACGAGCCACATCTGTTGTTAACGTACCTAACCTACCGCCTAGTTCTGCTCGTTCTTCAGTAGCTATGTCAAGTTGTTCACCTGTTTGTTGCTCATAAGCATCAATACGTTCCGTTAAACGCTCGTTCATGCCTTCTATTTGAGCAGCAGTTTCACCACGAACGCCTGTAAGCTCTTCGGTTATTTGATCGCTTAATCCACGACTACTAGCAATAGCAGCAGCCTCAACGTTTGATATACCTTCTAAAAACTCTGACTGTATATTTAAAAGCTGTGCAAGTTGTTGTGCAGAATTAGCATTAATTTGTTCTTCAAGACCAGTAATTCTTTCGCCTGTGCGTTGTTCTGAGGCTGCAATATCCGTCCTTAAAGTACCAGTAATATCGTCAAAACGTCTGCCTTGACTTTCTAAGAGTCTTGTAAATTCTTCGGCGTCTCCTGCGGCTTCTGCTAATAATCTTTCTTCAACACCTGAAAGCTCTGATAGCATACGAATTTGAGTTTCAGATAAAGCTGTTGCTGATCCTTGTCGATATTCTTCAAGACTATTAATAAGATTTTGTTCAATACGTATACGATCTTGTGCAGCTTGTTGTTGACCCGCAGTAAGTTCTTGATACTGTTGCTCTTGTTGTTGTGCTATTTCTTGTCTTTCTGTTGCAGCTTGTTGTATATCTTCTTGTAAACCGCTTACGTTTTCAGCAAGACCATTAACAACTTCAGTAACACCACCAAGGTCGTTAATAATTTGTTGTTGGTTTTCATCAAGATTTTCTATCTGACCACCTTGACGGACAAACTCACGTACTGCTTCACTTTGTTGTTCTGTAAGGACACCTAAAGAAGTTTGTATTCCTTCTATTTCTGTATTTTGATCTTCAAGAGATGCTAATATAGGTTCAATATTTGAACTAAGCATTCCTTCAAGAACTGCAGGATCAACGTCTCTACCATCTCTACCGTCTACACCGTCAACGCCATCTCTACCGTCTACGCCATCACGACCATCTACTCCGTCAACGCCATCTCGACCGTCAGCACCATCTACCCCATCAATGCCATTAATGCCGTCTATACCGTCTGTACCATCTCTGCCATCAACACCGTCTATCCCGTCTATTCCGTCTCTGCCGTCTATACCATCAACGCCGTCACGACCGGGATCGCCTTGCGGCCCTTCAACAGGCTGAGGAAAGTATTCAGAAAACATCTCTTCAGTAATAGTAGATTCAGCCTCAAGCCCTGTTTCCTCTGCTGTTGTGTCAGCAAAAATATCTTCTGTAGGTTCTTCTGTAGGTTCTTCTGTTTGTTCAGTTTGCTGTTGTTGTTCTTCTTCACCAACAGATCCAAAACCCGGTAAATTAAAAGTAGCCTGTCCTTCTGTTGCTGTTGGGTAAGGAGATGAAGAAGACTCCATTGATTCAAGAACATTAACAACACCTTGAGCAGCGCCTGAAGACTCAAAAGCATCAGCAACAATGTTTATAAAATCAGAAGTAGTTCTATCTATTTCTGCAACTACAGCGTTTCCTGCTTCTGCTGCTTGAGTAATAAAATCACTGTAAAAAACTTCTGTTCCATCACTAAGCGTAACAAAAGTATTGTTACCGTAAGTATTAATTGGTAGTTCTGTACCGTCAGCTAACTGTACTGTATCTTGAGTAAGATCGTTTAAAGACTCTGTAAGAGTCTCTAAAGCACCAGACTCTTGTAAGTAGTTAATAGCAGAAGTAGACAAACCTGCACTTAGCGCAGACTGAAGAGCTTGACTTAGGTCTACTTCTCCAGTAGCTAAAAGCTGCGTAGCTGAGTTTGTAATACCTGCAGAAGCCCCTGCTGCAAGAGCAGTGTTACCGCCAAACACAGGACCTAAAGCTTGCGTTAATGCACCACCAACATAAAACGATACGGCTGCTAAAAGACCTGCTTTTACAAAATCACCAGCACCGGGATGCTCTATGTCTACAGTTTTTACATAAGAAGAACCATTCCACTGAAACTGATCGCCAGTCTCGCTGTAAACTGTAGTTTGTACACCGTACTTTTCAAGTAACGCTTGGTTAACTTCAGAGTTAAGCCAATCTTCATAACCTGATCTTTGTAGATTAGTTTCAGCTTCAGCGGCTAAATAAGCGCCACCAGTGCCTCCTGCGCCACTTATACCAAGCTCACCACCTCCTCCAATAGTCATTCCAATGTCTATTGCAGGAATTTCTACTACAGTACCGTCTTCTAGAGTTATTGTTTCTAAAGGAGTACTTATGTTTCCGGCGCTGCCCCAATCACCAAGCGTTAACTCACCTGACTGAATTAACTCCTCACGCTCAGTCATATAAGCAAGGTAGTTATCAAATGAGCCAAATACTTCTGGTAGTCTGTTAGTGCGCTTGGGATCGTTAAAGTAATCTCGCAGGTAACTTTCAGTAACTTGTTGTGGCTCTACTGACTGACCATATAATTCACCGGGCCTAGCGTCACCACGCTCAGAGCCTTCAATAAACGTAAAGGTCATTTCTGCTGGCGCAGGAGCTGGAGCAGGCTCTGCCTCTGGCCTAACAATAGGCGCTTGTTTTACAGGATCGCCTTTAACGTAACCTGTTGTATCTGCAGTAGAGTCTGTAAGCATTCCGGCAGAGGTAGAATCTGAAGGGGCAGAAGGCGTGTTTGTAATTGTCCCGCCGTTAACTCTTACAAAGTCAATTGCGTCATAAACACTAGGAAACTCTTTTGTACCTACATAATATGCCATTTACTTTTCCCTTGATACGCCCTTGGTTTTTTCATAAGAGCGCATAGCACCAAG